GGTAAAGCGACTCGCGTCGTATTCTTGGGCGCGACACGACAAAACCTCGTTTCGCTTCGCTACGCATGAACCACGCAACGCCCACGGCATCCGCCGTTTCCGCCTTCTGGGCCGTGCACCTACGCACCGCCCAAAAGTGGCTTGCGGCCACCCCCCCAGTCCCCGTGGGCGACACGGCGGCGATGCTCGCGTGGTTCGCTGGGTTCCCCAGCGCATCCCAAAACAAATTCGCCCGCTCCTTCCGCCGCCGCATCGCCGAACTCCGCATCTACGCCGAACGCCACCCCGGCGCACCCCTCCCCTCCCTCAGCGTCCCCGAATCACCCGCCGAGCTCCGCGCCGCCGCCTCCTCCGCCACGCCCCCCGCCTCCGCTCAACCCCCCCACGCCACCCCGCACCCCACGTCCCCACTCTCCCCCTCTCCCACCCTCCCCCTCTCCCCCTCTTCCGTCACCCCCCTCCCCGGCCTCCCCCCCCTCGCCGCCCCCTCCCCCCTCGACCCCGACTACGCCACCTTCCTCCAATCCCACCCCGCCCCGCCCCCCGACGCCACCAACGTCATCCCCTCCCTCCGCCACCGCCGCGCCTTCGCCGACCACAAACTCGGCCTCGCCCAATCCCGCGGCGACCTCTCCGGCATCAAAGACGCCACCGACGCCCTCAAACTCATCTCCTCCGTCCTCTACGACGAAGAGACCCTCGCCAGCCGACTCGGCCGCGAAGCCGGCGACACCCTCCCCCGCCCCGCCGCCGAAGCCCTCGTCGCCGCGCTCGCCTACTGGACCCTCCGCGCGATCGACGGCCACCTCGACCACCTCTCCCGCCGCCTGATCAACCTCTCCTACCCCGAAGAAGCCCGCGCCCTCCTCGAGCCCGAACTCCTCTCCGCCCGCTTCCTCGTCCCCTTTGCGCGCGCCGCCGCGACCCCCGCCCGCAACACCCTCCCCCCCTGGCTCCACGCCAAACTCCGCGACACCGTCGACGACTACCTCGACCACGGCGCCGCCCACTTCGACCACCACTTCCAATCAGCCGCCAACGCCAACGCGATCCCAAGTCCGTCCCCCCCTCCTGCGGATAACCAGCCGACTTCTCAACCATGACCGGTAGTTGCACAACAGATACTCGCCCCTTCGTGTGGGTTTCCAAATGCGGCCGCGTTGAACTCTACAACTGCGATTGCACGGAGATGCTTCCCACTCTCGCGCCGGGCCTCGTCTACATCACCGATCAACCCTACGGCACGGGCTGGGTCCGCGGCGGAAAAAAGGCCGGAGAGTTTTCCGCGAAGCATGAAAAACCCGCGTGGGATGTGTGGTCGCTCGATTGGCTTGCGCTGCTCAACGCTCCCAAGCGCGTCGCAGCCTTTGCGCCGATTGGAAAATGCGAAGAACTTTGCGCCGCGATGCCACAGCCCGCGGTTTTGCACTATCGCAAAAGCAACGTCCGGCCCGGTGGCGCCGATCGTGAACCCATCGTCGTCAGTCCTCCACCGCCCTACGTGCGCGAATGGAAGAAACTCGCTTACAACGGCGACATGCCCCTCCACCCGTGCCAAAAGCCGCTTCCCGTCATGTGCTGGCTGGTGGAAACCGTCAGCGATGAAGGCGACACCGTCGTCGACCACTTTATGGGCAGCGCCACCACCGGAATCGCCTGCCTACGCACGGGCCGGAAATTCATCGGATGCGAGCGCGACCCGATCTACTTTGCCACGGCCATCGATCGTATTCGTGAAGAACTCACGCAAAGCAATCTCTTCACCCCATGATCGCGCCCCCCAGCGCCTACGGCCTCTCCCCCGCGGATCTCGCCCCCCTCCGCCGCAAATCCACCCTCGCCTTCGCCCGCAAACACCTCGCCGGCGTCCCCACCATCATGGACGCCCTCGACCTCCCCATCGCCCCCGACATCCTCGACACCATCGACCGCACCCCCGGCACTCGCTTCATCATCCGCGGCGCCACCCAACTCATCAAGACCCTCGTCGGCCAGCTCTACGCCACGCGCTCCATGCTCGTGAACCCCGGCCCCTCCCTCTGGTATTCCCACCCCGAGAAAGCCATCGACGACTTCTGCGACGAAAAATTCAACCCCCTCTTCGACGCCCTCCCCATCCTCCACCCCCTCCTCTACGCCGACCCCAACAAACGCGCCCGCACCCGCCTCCAATTCCCCGCCGGCCACAACTTCCTCTTCCGCTCCGCCGGCATCAAACTCCAACGCCAATCCAAGACCGCCCGCGACCTCTACCTCGACGAATCCTGGACCTACGACCCCGGCTGGTGCGCCGACATCGCCAAACGCCGCGAATCCTACAGCGAACAAGGCACCTGGCGCGAAATCCACATGCTCACCGGCACCGCCGCCGGCTCCGAAGCCGACCAATACTTTCAAGCCTCCGACCAACGCACCTGGCACCCCCTCTGCCCCGCCTGCGGCACCCACTTCGTCCCCCGCCGCACCCACAAAGACCCCACCACCGGCGAACGCACCGGCGGCATCGTCTACGAAACCCACCATACCCCCCGCGGCCTCGCCGATAACGCCCGCATCGCCCCCACCGTCGCCTACCAATGCCCCCACTGCCGCCACCGCCACCCCGACACCCCCGCCACGCGCCTCGCCATGAACGGCACCGCCGACAAACCCCGAGGCCGCTGGATCCCCCTCAACCCCACCCCCTCCACCACCCCCCGCACCATCGGCTGGTGGATCAGCGGCATCCCCTTTAGCAGCTGGGCCGTGATCGCCTGCGAAATGGTCAACGCCGAACGCGAACGCACCACCCTCGGCACGGTCACGCTCCTCGAACAAATCGTCCTCAAACGCGACGCCGACACCTGGGACCCCGAATACTACCACCGCCCCGAAAACCAATCCAAACACCAACACCCCACCCCCTACAAAATGCGGGAAGCGTGGACCGGAGAGTAAAAAACGCTCAACTCTTAACGCTCAACGCTCAACTCCCAAGTTCCGACCTCCGCACTTCAACGTTCAGCGTTAAACGTTGAGCGTTAAACGTTCCCCCCCCCCATGCCCCCCACCCTCATCTGCACCATCGACGTCCAGCTCGACCACTACGTCGCCGTCATCCGCAAGTGGGGCCGCTACAGCGCCAGCCGCCTCCACCTCGCCTTCATCGCCTTCAGCCCCTCGGAAATCGCCCGCATCTGCTCGGAAGAAGGCGTGCCCCCCCACCTCATCGCCCTCGACGTCCGTCACGACACCCAACGCGTCCGCACCATCTGCGCCCGCATGGGCTGGAGAACCATGATGGGCGACAAAGCCGAACGCGACTACGCCCACCCCGACGGCATCCGCCGTATCTACGCCGAGCCCAAGATCATCGACGCCTACACCGGCACCCTTCTCCAAGGCGCCACCGGCTCCTGCGTCGTCGAAACCCTCTTTTCAAAAAACTCCGCCCTCAACCGCCTCCACGCCCTCCGCTCCCCCGAAGCCAAAACCCCCACCGGCGAACCCGTCTGGACCGCCGCGAGCGACGCCCCCGACTGGTATTTCAAGCAAATCAACGCCCACTACCGCAAACGCATCGAAAACCCCGATGGCAGCCACCATTACGTCTGGCACGGCCAAAAAGACGACCACGCCGACGACTGCGAAGCCATGCAAGTCGTCGTCGCCACCGCCCTCGGCCTCACCGGCGCCGAAACCCTTACCGATCCCGCTCCCCCCTTAGCCCTTCAATCTTAACCACGGATTACACCGATCAGACGAATCCAATCCCCCTGCCTTTATCCGTGCCATCCGTGCCATCCGTGGTCAAAACTCCGGCCCCTTGACACTCGCCCCCCTTCCAAGCGCCCCCGCGCTCGGATCACCACCCGCGCTCCCCGGAGCCGCGGGTTTTTTCGTTTCTACACCACCACCACACCCCCACCGCCCACCGCCCGATGCAAGCCACCGTCCAAACCGGCCTCTACCGCTTCTTCACGCGCCCCGAACTCGACGCCGAGCGCATCCGCTACAAAACCGAGGTGAAAAAGAGCAACACCCAGCTCACGGGTGCCAGCATCAACGGCCAATCGTATCAGTTTCTCACCAACGGCCGCGAACTCACCCTCCCCGAGTGGGCCGACGCCCTCGCCGACGCCTACAACCAACTCGGCATCACCGAATACGGAACACCCACGGCCACGGAGGCGCTGTCGCGCTTCTGATTTTCGATTCTCGATTTTCGATTTTCGATTCTACAATCCGCCGCCCTTTCGCGCTCTCCGACATTCGAAAATCGAAAATCCCAATTCGAAAATACCCTCCACACCCGCTCCCCCTCCATGCCCACGACCACCGCACCCGGTTTTATCGCGATCCTCGACCCCCGCGGCAACCCCTACCCCCTCGCCGCCGGCCCCACGGGCACCCAATACCGCCGCACGGAAGACGACGACCGCCTCCGCCCCCCCTCCCCCAACCATTATGGCGATTGGATCGACCTCCTCAGCCCCCGCAACGCCCGCCGCCTCGTCAGCGAAAGCCGCGCCATCGGCACCCGCGGCCAACCCTCCAGCCTCCTCGACCAAAAAGCCGACTACGTCTCCGCCTCCGACTACCGCCTCCAATTCCGCGGCATTGATCACGACTTCAGCACCACCGCCCTCCCCCGCATCGAATCCGCCCTCAACATCGCCAACCTCCGCGGCTACCTCTACGACTGGCGCACCACCTGGCGCGTCGGCATCCCCACCCTCGGCACCGACGGCTCCTTCTACGTCCTCCTCACCAAATGGGAGACCGGCTGGCCCGCCATCCAAATCCTCGAGCGCCACCGCATCGGCCAACGCGACGACCAAGCCCAAATCGTCGGCGCCACCGATGCCTGGACCACGATCACCACCGAAGACGGCAAACAAAAAACCATCCGCGGCGCCTACCGCGGCTGCCGTATCACCGGCGGCCAAATCTACAACCGCGAAGGCACGGAGGTAGCCTACCGCGTCCTCGGCGCCGACCCCAAAGGCTCGGAAGACTACGACATCTCCGCCCGCGACCTCTACCGCGTCGCCCGCCCCCGCTCCTACAGCGAAGGCACTACCCCCCCCGAACTCGCCGCCGCCCTCTTCGATTTCATCGGCCTCGAAATGGCCCAATCCGCTCAACTCGACCAACAAATCGAAGATTCCCGCCTCACCCTCATCGAAGAAAACGCCACCGGCACCTACAACGCCGCCGGCGCCTTCCTCCCCGGCCAAGGCAACCCCAACGCCTCCAAACCCGGCGCCCCCACCGTCGAATCCAAACGCGGCCGCACCAAATTTATCAAAACCGGCTACTCCGTCAAAGCCCACGAAACCGACCGCCCCTCCGATCAATGGATGAATTTCGATAGCCGCGTCCACTCCCGCGGCGCCGCCGGCATCCGCTGGCGCGCCGAGATGCTCGACCCCGCCGCCCTCAAAGGCGCCGCCAACCGCGCCCTCCAGGACCAGATCAACACCCTCATCCGCGAAACCTTCACCACCCTCGACCGCGCCGCTACCCGCGCCTGCAACTACATCGCCGCCGTCCTCGCCGGCCCCGAAATCCGTGAGATCCCCCTCCACCCCGAGACGATGAAGTGGGGCATCGCCCCGCCCCCCTGGTTCGAAGTCGACCGCGCGAGCGCCAAATACGACCTCGACGACGTCGCCGCCGGCCGCGTCAGCATGTCCACCCTCCACGCCCGCGACGGCAAGACCAGCACCGAAGTCTACACCGAGCGCGCCCGCGCCTACATGGAAGCCCTCAGCATTCAAAAGAAATACCCCGAAGTCCCCCTCGACCAAATCATGGGCGACCTCGGCATGACCGTCCAACGCACCGGGGCCCAGCCCGCCGGCAAACCCGATCCCACGGAGTAGTCACAGAGCCGAGCCAGAGACCTCACAGAGCCAAGCCAGAGTCCGAACCCAATCCCCTGCCTTACTCTGTGTCCTCTGTGCCCCTCTTCCGACCTCTGTGACTCAACTCCGAACCCCTTCCCTTCTCCAAAACATGAAATTCCTCCACCTCGCCGAGCACATCTACCACCGCCCCTGGTTCATCACCCCCGAAGCCCACGCCTCGATCCGCATGGTCTTCGAACGCGCCCTCGCCACCGATCTCAAGCTCGAGGAATCCCCCCTCGCCGACCTATTCCCCCAGCGCCGCCCCCTCGCCATTGCCGACGGCATCGCCACCATCCACATCCTCGGACCCCTCGGCAAAAACCTCTCCAAGATGGAGCAGAGTTGCGGCGCCACCAGCTTCGAAGCGATCCGCGCCGATTACGCCACGGCCCTCGCCAGCGGCGCCCGCGGCCTCCTCCTCGAATTCGATTCCCCCGGCGGCACCGTCACCGGCACGCCCGAACTCGCCGCGCTCATCGCCTCCAAACCCCTCCCCACCGTCGCCTACACGGAAGACATCTGCGCCTCCGCCGCCTACTACCTCGCCAGCGGCGCAGACTCCATCGTAGCCAGCCCCAGCGCCTCCGTCGGCTCCATCGGCGTGTATATTCCCTGGGTGGATACCAGCGCCCGCAACCAAGCTGCCGGCCTCAAACCCGACCCCATCGTCAACACTGGCGGCGACCTCAAAGCCCTCGGCTTCGGCGGCACCCTCACCGAAGCCCAGCGCACCCACCTCCAAGAAAGCGTCGACGCCTCCTTCGCCCAATTCACCGCCCACATCCTCGCCCATCGCAGCGTTTCCCCCAGCGCCATGCGCGGCCAAGTCCTCAGCGGCACCAGCGCCCTCGCCACCGGCCTAGTCGACCACCTCGGCGACCGCACCGACGCCCTCTCCACCCTCCGCTCCCTCCTCGCGTAAACCTCCAAACCTCTGCCCACGAAACACACTAACCACACGAAACCTAATCCTCCGATTTTCGTGTATTTTGTGTGTTTCGTGGGCACCTCCGAAATTCCGTCCCCTTGACACCCTCCCCCCTCACAACCGTCCCCATGTCCCTCTCTTCCCTCCTCGTCACCCTCGGCCTCAAACCGAAAAACCTCGAAGAAGCCCGCAACGCGATTGAGCCGGCCAAAGCCACGCTCGACAACGTCAACGCCCTCTTCACCGCCGCCGGCCTCAACCTCGAGACCCTCCTCGCCGCCGGCCCCGAGTCCCTGAAAGCCCACCTCGCGTCCCTCGACAACGCCGCGCAAGTCTCCGCCCTCACCGCCGATCTCGCCACCGCCAAAGCTGCACTCTCGAAATCCGACGGCGAAGTCGTGGCCCTCAGCGATGTCGTGCAGCACATCACCACGGCCATCGCGCTCCCTGTCGCGAAAGACGCCAAAGTCGGCGACATCAAAACCGCCTTCGAAACCCACGTCGCCAAGCAAGTCGTCCTCGCCAACGCCAAAGCCGGCCATCCCCCCGTCCAGCAAATCGACGCCGATGCCGCTGCCGCCACGGCCGCCGCCAGCGACGAAGCGATCGCCAAGGAATACAGCGCCATGCCCGCCGGCACCGAGCGCCTCGCCTTCTACGGCAAACACGCCGCCGCCCTCCAGCGCGTCTACGACGCCCAAAACCGCCGCGACGAATAATTCTATCGCCCCGTAGAGTAACGGCAACTCGTCAGGCTCATAACCTGAAGCTGCGGGTTCAACTCCCGCCGGTGCAACCACCTCTCCGTCAGTTTCACCCTCAACCCACCCACCACCCACTCACCCGCACGAATTAGCCCCTGAGGCTGGCCCCTCCCTATGGCTAATTCCTTCAGCACCGACCTGATCCTCGACCGGATCAGCGCCCGCACCCTCACCTACCTCGGCAACGTCTTCGCGCCCCTCAACGCCTTCTCCACGGACTTCTCCGATGAGAAGTTCGAACAAGGCCAAAACGTCCGCTTCCAGATCGCAAACGCCGGCGCCACCGCCCAGAAGAATCCCACCAACTGGGAATCCGGCGACAGCGGCCTCGCCAACGTCAACTGCGTCGTCGACCAGTATTCCGTTTCGTTCCAGCTGACTCCGCGCCAGCTCAACAACGGCTTCAAGCTCGACCAGCTCGTCGGCGTAAACCTCCAGAACTTCGGCAACAAGATCATGGACGTCGCCTTTGCGCCGATCACCTCCACGAACTTCGCCAACATCGTCGTCGCCTCGGCCAACATCTCCCAGGCCAACATCGCCGCCGCGATGAAAACCGCGTATCCCACGATCGCGAAGAACCAGACGAAAAACGCCATCCTCGACGGCTCCGGCTACGCCGCCCTCCTCCCCACCACCCTCACCACGGAAATCGGCCCCCGCCCCGGCCTCGCCGGCTACGACGGCGTCTTCTTGAATACCCGCTGGACCGGCGCCGGAGCCAACATCTACGGCTTCTTCGGCGGCCCCGGTGCGGTTGGCTGTATTGCCGGCCTCCCCGAAACCGTCGCCATCGACGGCAAGTTCGACGGCCTTGTGCAGCAAGTGCTGAGCGTTCCCCTCGGCGGCGGCGGCACGATCAACCAGGCCGGCGTCGGCGGCCCGGCCCTCCAGGTGACCATGTCGAGCTGGCTCTCGCTCGCCACCCGCACCCGCTGGGTGAGCTTTGACGCCATGTTCGGCGCCTGCTACAGTGGCGACTCCGCCACCGGCGTCGTCCTCCGCACCGCCTAATTTCGGTTCATGGTCGCCCCCCCGAGGCGTGTATCGGACCCCCAGCCCCGCCCTCCCCGGCGGGGCTTTTATTTTTGGGAAGTAGCGAGCAGCGAGTAGCGAGTAGCGAGCATCCCTCCTTCCTGCGGCTCCGCCGCTCTGAAATTAACTACTCACTACCCGCTACCCGCTACTCGCTACTGGGTGGGTGCTACTTGACACGCCGCGCCCCATTGCACTCATGAACACTCCCGCACTCCCCGCGGCGGCTCAGCCCGCCCTCACCCCCCCCGCCGGCGCCCAGATCTTCGATGCCCGCGACCGCATCACGATCCTCACCCCCTGCTACGATTACTCCCTCACGGAGTATTACCACAACAGCCTCACCGCCTGCCGCGAAGCCCGCGCCTGGTTTCGCCAGCCCGACGGCTCCGTCGAGCTCATGTCGCTAATCTCGCACCGCCTTAGCCTCCCCAACGATAGCCACATCGACCGCGCCCGCAACGTCCTTGCCAACATGTGGGAGCGCGAAAACCTCACCAAGTTCTGCCTGTGGTGGGATGCCGATATCCCCATGGAGCCGCAAGACATCATGCGCCTCTACATCCACCTGCAGAAAGGCCACCCCTTCGTCTGCGGCTTCTACGCCATGAAGTGTCTCCAGCCCACCTTCGTCGCCAACATCATCCCCGGCGCCAAACCCGACCCCGAGACCGGCCTGATCGCCCTCCTCCACGGCGCCACCGGCTGCATGGCGTGGAATCGCAGCGTGCTCACCACTCTCCGCACCCACCCCAACGTCAAACCCTACCGCTGCGCGCCCAACACACCGTGGCCCGGCGAAAAGTTTTACGCCTACTTCACCAGCGGCGTGCACGGCGACATCGACCCCAAGGACGGCCTGAAAAACTGGCAAAGCGAGGATTGGATGGTCTGCGAGTATTGGCGCGAACTCGGCGGCAAAGTCGTCGGCGACACGAACATCAAACTCCGCCACCTCGGCCGCCTCCTCTTTCCGCCGCCGATCACCGAGCTGGTCGACGCCACCGTGGCCATGATCAAAAGCGGCAACCCCGCCGTGGACCGCGCGAAACTCACCGCCGCCCTCGCCCACCAGCCCGGCGCGGGCAAGTGACCCAAACCACCACGGATTACACCGATTTCACGGATACAATCCCCCTGCCTTGATCCGTTAAATCCGTGCTCTCCGTGGTTAAAAATTCCGAGTCATGATCGCGCCCCACCGCCCGCCCCTCGACGTCCCCTCGCCCGCCCGCGTCATCGCGACGTTTAACGCCTACCACCTCGGCGACAACCTCCTCACCCTCCACTACCTCCGCGCCCTCGCAAAGTCGTATCCAGAGATTCACTTCATCCATCATTCCCGCGCCGAATACCTCACCCAACTCTCCCCCCTCACTGCCGATCTCCCCAACCTCAGCCTCTCTGGTCTCAGCCTCCTTCCCTCCTGCCACAGCTACGGCCCCCTCGACACCTGGCTCGGCGCCTCTGGCTGGTTCTACCAGCAACCCGACAAACACGATTTCGTCGCCATCTACCACCGCCACTTCGCGAACCTGAGCCGCGCCCTCGGTCTTGCCTGCCCCTTCGCCGGCGCCGATCCCCGCGACCTCCTGTTCGACTACCCCGCGCTCGCCCCCGCCACCACCGCCTACACCGGGATGCGCGGCATCCTCGTCATCAACAGCGCCCCGAATTCCGGCCAGTTCCAATCCTTCTCCCACGACGGCTTCGACCGCATCATCGCCCAACTCCACGCCGCCGGCCACTGCGTCTACACCACCGCCCCCAGCCGCACCAAAGACGCCCTCTGCACCCTCGACCTCGGCTCGAGCGTCACGGACATCGGCCGCCTCAGCACCGATCACATCGACGCCATCATCGGCGTCCCCACCGGCCCCATCTGGCCCACCTTCAACATCTGGAACGCGGACACCATCAAAACCCGCATCCTCCTCCTCGACACCGAGCGCGTCGACATCCTCCCCGAGCACACGATGCACGCCAACCACATGTCCCTCGTCCCCGAACTCCTGAAAGACCGCGGCCTCCTCTGATTTCCGCTCCCTCCGATGAATTACAAACAATCCCTCACCGCCGCCATGACGTCGCTCGCCGCCGATCCCGCGCGCCTCTTCATCGGCTACGGCCTCACCCACGGCCGCGCCGCCGGCACCCTCGCCGGCGTGCCCGGGTCCCAACTCCTCGAAACCCCCGTCGCCGAAAACCTCATGGTCGGCCTCGCCATCGGCGCCGCCCTCCGCGGCCGCAAACCCGTCGTCTACTTCGAACGCGCCGACTTCGTCCTCAACGCCATGGACGCCATCGTAAACCACCTCGACAAACTTGCCACGATCAGCCGCGGCGAATTCACCCCCGGCGTCATCCTCCGCATCACCGTCGGCAATACGGAAAAACCTCTCTTCACCGGCGCGACCCACACCCAAGACATCACCGCCGCCCTCCGCTGCCTGGTGAGCTTCCCTGTGCACCCACTCATGCAAACCGACGACATCTCATGGGCCTACGCCCAAGCCACCGAACGCCAAGCCCTCGGCCACAGCACCGCCCTCGTGGAATATAAAGACCTCTGGTGAAAAGCCCCAACCACCACGGATTACACAGATCCCACGGATACAATCCCGCTGCCTTGATCCGTTAAATCCGTGCCATCCGTGGTCAAAAATTCCGACTCCGTTCCCATGCTCGCCGCCCTCCTCACCGCGCACAACGCCCCGCTCACGCTCGCCGAGATCGCTCCCGCCGGCCCCCTCGACTACGGCCAAGTCCTCGTCCGCGTGCTCGTCTCCGGCCTCTGCGGTGCGCAGCTCCAGGAGATCCGCGGCGAAAAAGGGGGACCCCTCCCGCACCTCATGGGCCACGAAGGCTGCGGCATCGTGGAAGACGTCGGCCCCGCCGTCACCCGCGTCAAAGTCGGCGACAAAGTCGTGATGCACTGGCGCAAAGCCGCCGGCCTCGAAAGCCCGTTCCCCAAATATCGGTTTGTAGAATCGGTGCAGGGCGAGCCCTGCTTCACCAGCGGCCGCGTCACCACCCTCGCCACGCACTCCATCTGCAGCGAAAACCGCCTCACCCCCGTCCCCGCGGACACCGACCCCGACCTCTGCGCCCTCCTCGGCTGCTCGCTCTCGACCGCGCTCGCCACGATCGAAAGCGAAGCCACCCGCTGGGGGGAGTCGGTCCTCGTCCTCGGCTGCGGCGGCCTCGGCCTCGCGATGCTCGCCGCGCTGCACCTCGCCGCGCCCGCCAAAATCTGCGCATGTGATATTCACGAAGCCAAACGCCGCCCCGCTGAAATCGCCGGCGCGAGCTTTGTAAACCTCGCCACGGAAAAACTTGCCGGCACCTACGACCTTATTCTCGACACCGCCGGCGCCACCACCGCCACCGAGACCGCCCTCGAACGCCTCGCCCCCTCCGGCCGGTATGTGCTGATCGGCCAACACGCCCCGCAAAAACCCGTCTGCATTTCCAACGCCCGCCACCTCTTCGAAGGCGAAGGCAAAAGCATTCGCGCCACCCAAGGGGGAGGCTTCCGCCCCGACCTCGACATCCCCCGCTATCTCCGCGTCCTTGCCGAGCGAGACATCTACAGCACGCGCCTCGTCACGCACCGCCTCCGCCTGGACGAAATCAATCACGCCCTCGACCTCGTCCGCTCCGGCTCCGCCGGCCGCATCCTGATCGAAATGCCCGCAACCATTTAACCCCGGATTACACCGCTTTCACGGATACTATCCCGCTGCCTTGATCCGTTAGATCCGTGCCATCCGTGGTCAAAAATTCCGCACCCATGACCTCTCAAGACCTCATCGCCTTTGAAACCCGCATCCGCGACCACTTCGCCGCCGGCCAGCTCCCCTGCCTCATCCACCTCAGCGGCGGCAACGAGACGCAACTCCTCGACATCTTCTCCCGCCTCCGCCCGCAAGACTGGGTCTTCTCGACGCACCGCAACCACTACCACGCGCTCCTGAAAGGAATCCCCGCCGACCACCTCGAGGCCGAGATCCTCGCCGGCCGCAGCATGTTCATCTACAGCCGCGAGCACAACTTCCTCACCAGCTCCATCCTCGCCGGCACCTGCTGCATCGCCGCCGGCGTCGCCTGGGAACTGGCTCAGCTCTCAGCTCTCAACTCTCAGCTCTCAGCTCGTGAGGCGCAGCCTCACGTCTACTGCTTCCTCGGCGACGGTGCCGAAGAGCAAGGCCACTATTACGAAGCCGCCCTCTTCGCCGAAGCGAACCACCTCCCGATCACTTTCATCGTGGAAGATAACGACCGCCAAGTCGACGCCGACCGAGCGACCCGCGCCCGCGGCCCCCTCGCCGCCCGCAAAGTGCGCGAACCCCTCAACCACTTTGCCTGCGTTTACCGCTACCACTACACCCCCACCTACCCCCACGGCGGCGCCGGCCTCCCCCCCGGCAGCGTCACCTTCAAACCCGAAGCCATCGCCCGTCTCCGCGCGCTTTCTGGCTCTTAGCTCTCAGCCCTCAGCTCTCAGCTCCCCCTTCACCATGTCCACCGCCATCCTCTACTCCGGCCAACTCCGCACCTTCGCCCAGTGCTACCCCACCCAACGCTGGCACGTCCTCCGCCACTTCGTCGACCCGCATTTCTTTTTCACCGTCCAAGCCCAACCCGACGCCCTCGACCTCCTCGCCCCCCTCATCGCCGACTACGGCGCCGCCCGCGTCCACCTCCAGCAACTCACCGACCCCGACCTCACCCCCGACCTCACCCCCGCCCTTTCGGCCGCCTACCACCAAGCCCCCTACGCCAACGCCGCCCCCGCCCACCGCCTCCTCCTCCAACACTGGTATCAGGCCCAAGTGTGGGAAAACTTCTGCGGCCACCGCGAAACCCTCAGCCTGCAAATCGACACCATCATCCGCCTCCGCCCCGACCTTTTTTTCCACTCCTTCGACTCCGAATGCGCGGGAATCGTCTTGGATGATTTCTGCCTCACCCCCTGGTGGGGCCGCTTCGGCGGCCTCAACGACCGCTTCGCCATTATGGGCCCCGCCGCCGCGCGCGCGTATTTCGACATCTACCCGAAGATCCCCGAACTCCTCGGCAGCTACCAGTGCCCCTTCCACCCCGAGAGCCTCCTCCTCGCCCGCCTCGAAATCGCGCAGATCCACGTCCGTCAAACCCTCCGCGCCGAATTCAGCACCCTCCGCCTGGATGGCACGAGCCGCCCCCCCGAAATCAGCCCCATCGACCTCGCCCACTGCGCCCTCCGCTGAACCCAAACCACCACGGATTACACCGATTTCACGGATACAATCCCCTGCCTTTATCCGTTAGATCCGTGCGATCCGTGGTCAAAAATTCCGCGCCCGGGATGGGACATTGACAGTCCCCCCCCTATTGCCAGCCCAGTTCATTCGTGCCCAACACGCCCCGGTCCTGCTTAGCGGGGCCGGGGCAATTCATTTCCGCCCCCCGCCCCCATCATGTCCTACGCCTCCCTCCTCTCGTCCTCCGCTGCCATCGCCCAATCCATCCTCGCCCCCATGGCCGATGGCGATGGCGACGGCGTCTTCTATTTCACGAGCGCCCCCAGCACCACCTACACCGGCGTCATCGCCGCCCCGCAAGACGTGCTCGTCCCCGGCCCTACCGGCCTCGAATACCGCGCCACCCTCCGCATCACCGCCACCCGCGCCCAATTCGCGAGTGCCCCCAACGCCGCTACCCGCCCCAAACTCTACGCCCGCGGCCAAACCTGGACCCTCGTCGCCCTCACCCCTGCCGACGCCCACTACGTCCTCACCTGCGTCCCCGGCAGCTAAACCCAACCCACCACGGATTACACCGATCACACGGATCAATCCCCCTGCCTTGATCCGTTAGATCCGTGCCATCCGTGGTCCAAAATTCCGTTCCCCATGGCTAACGACACCGGTTTCCCCCCCGAAGAAATCCGCAAGTTTTCCGAATCCGGCCGCGTCATCGCCGCCGCCCTCGGCGCCAGCGTCGAAGTCTGGGCCCGCGCCGAAGCCGGCGTCATCCTCAAGACCTGGGCGGGCCGCACCCAAGTCGCCACTCAACAAAAAGTCGACCGCGACGCCCGCAACCGCGCCATCCGCGGCCTCGACCTCACCCGCGGCGGCGACATCACCGTCAACACCGGCCTCAAAGCCCCCTACGGCCGCGTTTTTATGCGCACCAAAAGCGGCAAATACCGCCGCACGCACGAAGCCGGCTTCCGCCCCGTCTCCGGCGCCCGCGGCCAAGGCAACGGCGACCACTACAAAAAAGGCGATTGGATCGACCTCAAAGAAGCCATCGCCGCCACTCGCCTCGCCGTCTCCAAAGCCCTCCCCACCGCCCGCCGCGCCATCGGCCTCGCGCGACAATCCATCGTCCAAATCGCCGATGAACTCAACCTCCGCCTCGAGAGTGTCCGCGGCGGTGGCTCCCTCAGCGCCGCCGGCCTCGCCAAAGCCCGCGCCGCCCTCGCGTCCAATGGCCAGCACTACGCCAACGGCCGCGGCGTGACCTCCAAGACCGCCCAAGAGTTTAGCCTCACCCTCATCAACCGCTACCCCAAAGGCGGCCAGCTCGGCATGGACCGCACCCTCACCGGCGTCATCGCCGGCCGCCTCAAGTATTTCGAGCGCAACCTCGCCGAAGCCACCTTCCTCAGCGCGTCCCGCACCGCCCGCGCCTACCCCTACCTCGAAGTCCTCCGCACCGCCGCCTGATTTCTCCCCCGCTCTCCCTCCCTCCGTCTCTCCCTCTTCCGCGCCATGCCCCTCACTGCCGCCCAACTCAACGCCCCCGCCGACGTCCTCGCGAACACCGCCAAGACGATCCTCCTCGCCGACCCCGCCTTCCCCTTCCCTGTCTACGGCCCCCGCGAACTCATCCAGCAAAACATCAACCGCGTCGAAGTCATCTGCACCGGCGCCGAACGCGCCTCCGATCACATGGACCTCGCCAACATCGCGAACGTCCAGACCCCCTTTTACAACCACCACCGCGCCACCCTCGCCTTCACGGTGATCACCGCGCGCACCGATCAGCAGACCACGGATAACCACGCCTACGCCCTCGGCCGCATCGGCTACCTCTGCCGCCGCGATCAGCAAAAGTTCACCCCCGCAGCGACCGGCGGCCTCGTCCTCCTCGACCTCGACGACCGCGGCGTCACCCCCACCGAATCCGAAAACACCGACACCGACCGCACCCTCCGCACCTTCGACCTCGAATTCCTCATCCCCGCCGCCCTCTACGCTGCCTCCCAGTAGCAAACCACCACGGATTACACCGATTTCACGGATACAATCCCCTGCCTTTATCCGTTAGATCCGTGCCATCCGTGGTCAAAAACTCCGTCCCCTTGACACCCGCCCCAAGGTTTTAGGCCCCCGCCTACTCACCACCCTCCCCCCGCTTTCCGCCCTCCCATGGCCCTCACCTACACCACCGGCTCCAACTTCGCCTGGGGCACCTTCGTCCTCACCCCCTCCTCTGGCGTCGCCAACGGCGTCGGCTTCATCGCCGATGATTTCATGTCGACGGCCCCCACCTGGCTCGCAGAACGCAAAGACAACGTCGGCAACCCCAACGGCGCCCTCGGCGGCGTCGAGCCGATCACCGGCCGCGGCACCCTCCAGCTTGCGAATGCCAACGTCGTCGCCCCCTACGTCTTCGACGAATTCACCCGCAGCCTCCGCCCCGGAGCGAATGCCAACACCTTTTTCTTCACTGAAATCGGCCTCCCGAAAAAGCAGCGCGACTTCGACGTCGTGGAAATTACCTTCCGCGAAAAAGTCTAACGACTCGCCTCCACCTTCAGACCGGCCCGTCGAGCCCCCGCTTTCCGCATGAGTCGCGGGGACGGGGGCTTTTTTCCGCTCTCCCCCTCTCCCCCTCTCTCCGTCTCCCCCTCTCGTGGACCCTTCCACTCCCGCTCCCCCTCTTGCCCCCGTGACCTTCGAGGAAGTGTGGCAACGCGAATTCGCCCCCCAAGTCGCCGCCTCCCGCCGCGCCACCACCGAACGCCGCACCGAAGCCTTCCTTGAGATCACGCACACCCTCTGCGGCGAAGAACTCCGCCAGATGACCCCGGCGGACCTCCTCCACCTCGACGCCCTGGCCAACCCCTACGTCTGCGGCGCCCCCCTCGCCGAGATCACCCCCCTCGATTCCGCCGCCCTCCTCTGGCAACTCGCCGCCCTCAACACCCACGAAGCCACCCTCGCCAACCTCTGGCGCCGCACCCGCTTCCTCCGCCGGATCTCCCGCATCCCCCACGACGACCAGATCACCGCCCTCCTCGCCTACGTCGCCAAAATGTTCGCCGACTTCCCCGGCGCCGACACCGCCCCCGCCGAGTCCCCCACCCCCGCCTCCGACGCCTTCGCGCCGGAGCCACCTACCTATTTCCTCAGCGGCCTCCTCGTCCAAGTCGCCAGCGACCTCGGCCACCTCGACCCCATGAGCGGCCAGCTCCTCGCGCACACCCCCCTCCCCCGCCTCGCCCAGTATCAGCGCACGATCGCCGCCCGCACGTCCGAGGAAAAGCACTACACCGAAATCGACTCCCTCCGCAACCGCTGCATGGACCGCGTCAACCAACTCAACGCCGCCGCCCGCCAAGCCCAAACCACCACCGATCACACGGATTCAATCCCCGTGCCTTTATCCGTTCCATCCGTGCCATCCGTGGTCAAAAATTCCGAACCCTCCCCCTCCTAACATGGCCGCCTCCTCCGAAATCCGCTACAAAATCGGCGCCGACACCGGCGCCTTGACCAAAGGCTTTGCCGAAGCCGAAACCAAGGCGGCCAACGCCGGCCGCGCCATCGGCAAACGCTTTAGCGAGGCGAACAGCGTAGCCTCCGCCGCCGGTAGCCAACTCGAGCGCAAACTCGGCATGGGCGACGCGTTCAAGGCCACCTTCTTTACACTTGGCCTCTCAATCGAAAGCATCGCCAACAAGGTCGCCGAGGCATTCGGTGGGGGCGCGCTCAACGATTGGAAACGCAGCGTCGACGCGGCCACCGAGTCCGCGAAAATCATCGAGGATTCCACGCTCAAGCGCCTTTCGGCCGCGCGTCAGATCGAAACGATCGAGAAGAAAATCGCCTCCGCGTCCCGTGCCGGCGACGAGAACCCGACCCCGCGCAAGAAGACCGGCTTTCTCGCAGACCTCACTAACACTGCATCGGGTTTCGGCGCTGTCGGACCCTTCGGCGCGGTCGCCTCCATCGGAAAGATGCTCGGCCTCAACTCCGAGACGGACGCCGAGGGCGCCGCCCGCGCCGCCGAGGCCACGCGCGACCGCCTCGCGGCCGAAGCCAGGATTGCCGACCTCAAGGAAGCCCAGCTTCGCGCCTCGGAGCGCATCGCCGACGCCCAACGAGCGCTTGAGCGCATCGGCATGGGTGGCCCCCAGGCGAAACTCACAGCCGCGTTTGAGGATGCCGCGCGCGCCGAGGGCAGGCTCGAAGACGCCCGTCAGCGCGGTATTGAAACGACCGAGCTCGAACTCGCTTACATCTCCAGCCGCGCGACCCTCAAACAAGCCCAGATCGACGCAGATCAATCCCTCGCGGATTTTGCGGCCAAAGAGGCGGAGGCCTCGCGGCGTGAAACCGAAGAGATGGAGAAACAGTCCAACGCCATCGCCGAAATCAATCGGCAGCGCGACCTCTCCACCAAACTATCCGCAATCGAGCTCAACAACGGCACGGAGTTGGCCAAGGTGCAGGCCAAGCTTGCCGATCTGCGAGAGCGTGAAAAAGCGCTCATCGCGAAAGCCGGGCCGGGTAACGACACCCCCGAACTTGCCAGCAACCGCGCCGCGCAGTCCGCCCTAACGAACCAGGTGCCTATTATTCAGCGCGACGCCCTGAGAGAGCGTGACGAACTCGCCGCGCGTGAGCGCGCCGAGATGATCAACTTGGGCCGTGGCCTCGCAGGATCCCGCCCCGACCTTGTCCGCCCACCTCGCACCCGAGGCCGCTCCGAACGCGAACGCATCGCCGACCGCGGCGCCGCCTTCGCCGCCCGCGCCGATGCCGCCATCCGCTCCGGCGCCTCCCCCGCCTACGTCGCCAGCCTCACCGCCGCCGCCAACCGCGATTTCAAAACCGTCGGCGGCAAAGTCGCTACCTCCACCTCCGCCGTCGCCCGCGACGATGCCATGGGCCTCAAATCCGAACTCGTTTCCGCGAACAAGACCCTCGCCGACATCTCTAAAAACCTCGCCCCCGCCAAACCCGGCAAACCCTGATCTCTCCCCATGCCCTCCGTCATCTACGAGAAACTCGGCTCCGGCCAACCCGCCTTCACCACCGCCACCCAAGACGGCGACTACACCGTCGAGTATCCCCTCGGCGCCAGCGAACCCACCCACCTCCTCATCCGCGCCCGCTTCAAAATCTACCGCACCTCCTACAGCCGCCCCGCTGCCAACACCACCCTCACCTACGGCAGCGCCACCGCCTACTTCCTCGACGATACCGATTTCACCGATGAGCGCGGCGGCCTCACCTCTTTCACCCGGAGCTGGGCCACCGTCCCCGCCTCGTGGACCGAGCCCGGCGGCACCTATGCCTACAGCTTCCCCGCCTTCACCGCCGCCACCACCTTTGGCAATTCCTTCGCCGTCACCGCCATCGCCGCCTCAGCCGCCAACTACGTCCTCACCACCACCGCCACCGCCATCTCCGCCGCCGATCAGATTTACCTGAATCTGAACTACGTCCGCTCCGCGCAGAATTACCAACTCACCTTCACCACGAGCGCCGTCGCCGCCTCTTCGGGCTCCAGCGTCACCGTCTCCAATATCCTCCCTGGTCAAAACGTCTTCACTTCCGTCACCGGCACCGTGCGCAAAGGCAACCGCGGCCGCGGCACACCCACCGCCTACCCGGTCGACTCCTTCGTCGTGCACGATTACGCCCTCAGCTCCGAAGCGGCGCAGGAGACCGACCTCCCCCAGATCCCCGCCTTCTCCCCCGTCTCCGTCTCCCTCGGCGCCTCCGGCCTCGAGGTCACCACCCTCAGCACCGGCACCCTCCCCACCGCCGCGAATTACGAAAGCATGGTCGCCGCCGGCTCCTTCCTCGTCGCCCTCCCCAGCGAACGCCGCCGTTACCTCGGCAACATCTACGAACGCACCGTCCGCCTCGTGCGCGCCACCTGATCCATGAGTCTCGACCGCCTCCGCATCACGGATTGCCCCCTCGCGTTCGCCAGCTTCGCGGCGAAGCACAACGAATTGATTGACCTCCTCGAAGCCACCACAGGTCAAAACGGCATCACCGTCGTGGTGGCAGAGCGCAATATGAAGATCATCGGCGGCGGCACCTCCAGCGGCAACGTCGACCTCACCGGCATCCTGGCCAACATCTCCGCCCTGCAAAACACCACCACCGGCCTCACGAGCAACGTGACCACCCTCCAAAACCTCACCACCGGCATGAGCCGGCAAAACGTGCTGTATTGCTCCGCCGGCAGCAATACGACCATCACGATCCTCCGCACCTAAACCCATGAACGGAGTCATTCCAGGCCTCGGCGGCTGTGCCAATTGCCAAAACTGCGCCGCCCCCAACCCCTGCGCCGGCGCCGCGCCCAATATCACCGCGTGCGGGTCGGGCAGCGGGTGCGTCGGCAGCTTCGGCTCTTGGAACGGTGTCGTTGGCGGCCAATACCTCACGGGCGCCAACTACTCCATGAGCGCCTTCGACGGCCTCTCGATCAACTCCAGCACCGGTTTCATCAGCGGCACCGTGCCCCTGGGTGGTTCTGGCAATTACAACATCGCCATCACCGCTGCCAACGGCTGCGGCTCCTCCACCTGCAATTTCGTCCTCACGCTCGCCCAGTCCCCCACGATCACCTCGAGCCTCACCGCCTCCGGCACTGTCGGCACCGCCTTCTCCTACACGATCACCTCGAGCGGCACCCCCACCAGCTATCTCGCCACCGGCCTCCCCTCCGGCCTCAGCTATAATTCCAGCACCGGCGTCATCAGCGGCACCCCCACCGCTCCGGGCACCTCCTACATCACCCTCACCGCCTACGATACCTCGACCTGCTACGCCCGCAACACCCTCGTCCTCACTGTTGCCTCGATTTTTTGCAATCTCATCATCTCTGGCGGCGATGCTGGCTATGATAACACCTTCAACGTCACCGGCGAATTCACCAGCACGCGCAATATCTACGTCGATTATGATGCCTACATCGTCGAGGACCAATTGCTCATCTACGCCAACGGATCGCTCGTCTACGATTCCGGCTGTATTGGCACTCACGTCACGCCCACGGTCTCGATCCCATCGGGCACCACCTCCTGCCGCGTGGTGATCGTCCCCAATTGCACCGGCGGCAGCGGCACCTTTTGGTTAGTCGGCATTACTTGTGCATGATCACGCTCACCCCCACTCGCTTCGCCGACCTCTGTGCACGCTTCGACCCCGCTTTTGAGCACGAGGCCCGTCAATGCGCGATCATCACCGCCACCGCAGTCCTACTGCCCTCTGAGTGCTTCGCTCATCTCTCGGTAAAATTCAAACCCATCCCGAGGCCGCACCCCGACTTCAAGGCCGCCCCCCCGCCGCCCGCCCCCGAGCCCGCCCCCCCCCGCGGCCTCGGCGACCTCGTCGCCACCCTCGCCGATCCCATCGCCCGCGCAAGCGATGCCCTCTTCGGCACCCACCTCGTCGGCTGCCAACCCTGCGCCCAACGCCGCGAAGCACTCAACCGCCTCGTCCCCAAACTCTGAATTCCAAACCACCACGAATTACACGGATCACACGGATTCAATCCCCCTGCCTTTATCCGTTAGATCCGTGCCATCCGTGGTCAAAACTTCCGAGCCATCCCCCGTATTGACACCCCGCGCACGAGTGACCCCTCCCCGGTCTCCCTGCGCACATGACCATCTACCTCGTTAAAGGCTACCTCGACGTCGCCGCCACCACCTGGGCCGACGCCAAGCTCCTCCTCGCCGCCCTCGACGACCCCGCTACCGAGGCCAACGCCTACGCCATCAGCCGCATCTGCGGCAAACTCGAAACCCTCACCCAAGGCGACACCGGCGAACCCCTCACGCTGTCCTCGATCGACGACACCGCCGGCACCTATTCCGCGTGGATCACCGATGCCAGCACCACCCTCGCCCTCGGCCTCGGCGACCCCGACCCCAACGGCAACACCCTCTACGCCTCGACCCTCTCGAGCACGATCAGCGGCAACACCCGCCTCGCCACCCTGGCGCTGAACACCACGGCCCTCGCGGCCGCCGTCAACCGCGGCCGCTTCCTCCGCCCGGCCCCCCTCACCCTCCAAATCCTCACGACCACCGGCGGGGTGACGGAGACCCGCGGCCTGATCACCCTCCAGATCTCCGCCCCGATTTTCGCGGGCGGCACCCCGGTGGACCTCACGCCCACCACCTACGTCACGACCCCGGTCGCCCGCGCCGGCTACGTGATCAACCTCAGCGGCGTCACGAGCCTCACCGGCGGCGGTGCCACGACCCTCGACGGCCAGCTCGCCGGCACCGCGAGTTTTCCGGTCGGCAGCATCGTGCTCACGAGCGACGGCAACATCGCCCGCCACTGGCGCCTCCTCGGCACGTATCTCGCCGCGACGGATCTCGCCCTCGGCAAAATCAAACCCACGAACAGCGACGCGACCCTCAACCCCTGCTACTGGCAGCTCATTTAATTTCATGCGCCCTTTCCTCCGTTTTTGCGCCTCTTGCGCCTTTTTGCGGCCATCCCTGCTGGTCCTCTTCGCGGCGTTCGCCGGCCACCTCGCCGCCCAGCCCGCGAACGTCCAAGCTGATCCCACGACGGGCGCCCTCTTCCGCCCCGCCGCGGCGACCTTCATCAGCGGCAACAGCCTCCTCACGACGAGCGCCGCCGCCGCCGCCTACCAACCCCTCGACGCCGACCTCACGAGCTGGGCCGCGATCACGCGTGCGGCTGGCTTCGACACCTTCGTCGCGACGCCGTCCTCCGCGAATCTCGCGACCCTCGTCACCGGCGAGACCGGCAGCGGCGCCCTCGTCTTCGGCACGAGCCCCACGTTCACGACCCCCACGCTCGGCGCCGCCACGGCCACGAGCATCACCGGAGCCACCGACCTCACCCTCGCAGGCGGCAGCACGGGCGCGAGTCTGGTGCTGGGCGCGACGACGAATGGCGTGGCCACATTAAAGAGTCTTGGCACCGGGCGCACCGTCATCAGCAGCGCGCTCGGAGCGACAACGCCAACCGCCGCAGTATTTAACGACACGCTCAATACACGGACAACCTTCGGCATCATTGGAAACGGAGGCTCCTCGCAGACCGTGCTTCAGTTTGGCTACGGATTGGTGACCGCACCAACAAACACCGGGAGTATCTTCGTTTCAGCCAGCGACTTCATACTGAGCACGGCGGGATCTCTTTCTTTTGGACTAGCGGGGGGAGCGGAGTGGGCGCGTTTTGCTACAACCACCGGCAACCTCCTAATCGGCACGACGACGGACATCACCGGCACGGGCGGACTGCACGTCGCAGGCACAGGCACGGCATCCACCACCACATCCGGCGCACTCCGCGTCGGCTCAAACGTCGGACTGAGCGGCAACGCTGGCGGGCCGAGTTATTTCGGGGGGAGCCTTAACGTCACCGGCGGCGGGGCCACCTTGAACCTCGGCACCGAGACGACCACCGGCGCACGGATCGTCCAGTTCGGCTCCACGTTCAACTCTGGCTCGCTCGCTTTTCAGAACGGCGCTACGGTCTTGGTATCCCTAGCCGCGACAGGGCTGACCTCAAACGTGGGATTCCGCGGCCAGGTCGGCAGCGGTCCAACCGCCGTTGACTATGGCTGGTCTGGCGCGAGCGGTTTCTACTCGCCCACCGCGAACAATATCGCCGTCGCCAACAACAATGCGCGGGTCGCGAACTTCTCGACGACGGCGCTGACGCTCGACGGTGGCTTAACGGTGGCGGGCACCGTCATCCACACGCTCAGCGCCACCCCCGCCAGCGCCTCTGCCGCCGGCACCGTCGGCACCATGTCGTGGGACGCCAACTACATTTACATCTGCACCGCCACGAATACGTGGAAACGCGTCGCCATCGCGACGTGGTAAACCCGCGCCCGTCCCCACCCACGCCTTCCCTCCCATGAAAACCCCCTTCGCCCTCCTCCTCGCCGCCGCGCTCTTCGCTCCCGCCGCTTCCGCCGCCGACGCCTCGCCCGCGATCCTCGCGCAGTCCACGAAAAACGGCGTCACGACCCTCATCACGACCGGCCGCGTCCAGGCCGAAGCCGCGATCAACGCCGACGGCTCCGTCACCTTCCAGATCTACCCCACCGTCACCCGCATCGACAGCGCGGGCGAGGTCATCACGCCCCCCACCCTCGACACCTCCGCCGTCTTCAACGTCCCGCTCTCCGCCGAGCTCGTGGCCAAAGTTCTCCTCGAGGTCAAAGCAGCCTACCTCGCGGACCTCGCGGCCAAAGCCGCCGCCAAAGCCGCGGCCGCTACGCCCCCGCCCACCCCGTGAGCCCCGGCGACATCCAGACCCTCCTCCCGGTCGGCGTTTGCTTTGCCGACACCACCTACGCGCGCCCCACCCTCGCCTGGCTGACCGGCCCTTTCTGGCGCTCCTTCGAAGCCGACCGCTTCACCAAAGTCGGCCGCTACACCCGCGCCAACGACTGCGACAACTGGGCCCGCGCCTACGCCCAACACGCCCAAGACTGCCACGCCCGCACCGCCACGCACCCCGACGAAGCCCTCGCCGTCGGCGAGTTTTTCTACACCCGCGCCGACGGCCTTGGTGCCCACGCCATCGCCGTCGCGATCACCGACACCGGCCTCACCTTCCTCGAACCCCAAAACGGCGCCGTGCTCCCCCTCACCCCCGCCGAAATCGCCTCATGCACCTTCGCCCGCTTCTGATCGCCGCCCTCCTCGCCCTGCCCCTCGCCGGCTGCACCACCCCACCCCCGCTCCCCCCCGTCGAATACGCCCGCCCCTAGTCTCCCCCTCTCCCGCCCCGCCCATCCCCGCTCCCAACATGAACGCCTCCACCATCGCCGGCATCGTCCGCACCCTCCTCGCCTGTGCCGCTGGCTACCTCGCCGGCAAAGGCATCGACATCACCGGCCTCACCTCCCCCGAGAGCACGGCCGCCATCGGCACCGTGATCGTCGCCCTCTGGTCGATCTGGTCGAAAAAAACCCCGCCCGCGGCCTGACCCGTGATCACGGCGATCCTCAATCTGCTCGCGGCGCTCTTCTCGGTGCTCCCGAAGCTCCTCGAGCAGATCGCCGCCGCCCGCCAGGCTCGCCGCGCCGAAGCCGCCCGCGTCGCCAAAGACACCCGCAACGCCGCCGCCCTCGCCGATGCCCTCCGCCCGCCCGCTGCTCCTCCTCAGCCTCCTCCTCCTCGCGTGTAGCGGCTGCGCCACTACGCCGGCGCCCCGCCCCTCCGCGGATGCCACCGCGGCGCTGATCGCGCACCCTGCTTTCCCCGCCGTCGCCCGCGCCTCCCCCGAATGGGTGCGCGCCGCCCTCACCACCATCACCGCCCTCGAGACCGACCTCGCCGCCCGCCCATGATCGACCGCCTTACCGAGCACACCACCCCCGGCCTCCTTTACAGCGCCAGCCTCATCTCCGCCATCGCCCCCTGGCAGGAAAACATTGAATGGGGGCTCAAGATCGCCGCCAGCCTCAGCGCCATCGGCTTCAGCGTCGCCGGCTATCTCCTCCACCGCAGCCGCGCCCGCCGAAACCGCGACTGATCCGCAGATTGCCGATCGGCAATTGCCAATCGCCAATCTCAAATCCCACGCCCCGCCCACCATGGCCACGAAAAAAACCAACTGGACCGCCGTCCAACGCGCGACCGCCGACAAAGTCCACGCCGCCGCCCTCCATGAAAAAGACCGCCTCATCGCGTCGCAAGCCGCCCTCCTCGCGGATCTCGCGAAGGAACGCGACACCGCCCTTGCGCTCCGTCATGCCCGCCTCGGCCCGCTCGCGCCCATCGCCCCCCTCACCCCGGATGAATCCGAAGCCACCGCCTTCGCCATCGCGTCCGATTGGCACGTCGAAGAAACCGTCGAAGGCAAAACCGTAAACCACCTCAACGAGTTCAACCTCGAAATCGCCGAAGCCCGCATCGAAAAGTTTTTCCGCTCCATCCTCCGCCTCGTCGAGATCGAACGCGCCGGCACCAAGATCGACCACCTCGTCCTCGCCCTCCTCGGCGATCTGATGACCGGCTACATCCATGAAGAACTCCAGGAGAGCAACGGCCTCAGCCCCACGCAAACCGTCCTCTGGCTCCGCCGCCGCATCGTCGCCGGCCTCCGCCTCCTCCTCAAAGAAGGCGACTTCAAACGCATCCTCGTCCCCTGCTGCTACGGCAACCACGGCCGCACCACCAAGAAACCCCGCCACGCCACCGGCGCCGCCAACTCCTACGAGTGGATGCTCTACCACGTCCTCAAAGAAGACGTCCCCGAAGTCGAATGGGGCATCGCCGACGGCTACCACCTCAACCTCACCGTCTGCGGCCGCGTCATTCGATTCCACCACGGCGATAACGTCATGTATTCCGGCGGCATTGGCGGCCTCACCATCCCCATGGAGAAAGCGATCGCCGGCTGGAACCGCGGACGCGAGCAAACCCCCTACCTCGACGTCTTCGGCCACCACCACACCGCCATGCAAAACCCCCGCTTCATCTCGAACGGCTCCCTCATCGGCTACGGCCCCTTCTCCCTCGCGATCAAAGCCGGCTACGAACCCCCGCAACAAACCTTCTTCCTCCTCGACAGCAAACGAGGCCGCACCGGCACGTTTCCGATCTTCCTCTAAAAACATGAACTGGAAAACCCACGTAGAAAAAACCAACGCCCGCACCTACACCCTCCCCGAAGGCTGGGACAGCCGCGAGAAAATCGCCGAGCAACTCGACTGCTCCGCGGATGGTGTCCGCCGCGCCCTGGCTCCTGCGATCAAAGCTGGCGAGATCGAGACCAACGTCTTCCCCGTGTGGTGTGCGATCACCAAACGCATCACCCGCACCACGGCCTACCGCCCCAAGCCCGTCAAAAAGTAGGGGCGCGCCTCGTGCGCGCCCGAAGTGGCACGGGCTTTCCAGCCCGTGATTCCCCCTCTCCCCAGTGGCACGGGCTTTCCACCCGTGATGATCACCCGCGGAAAAAGAATCCTGCCAAAATTAATCCCAGTATGACGGCGATGAATACGCCGCCAACCGAGGTGTAGCTCTTACCGCAATGCGGGCAAGTCCGTGCTCCCTTTGCCATATCTTTTCCGCACGCGTCACATGCTTTTAGGTTTGGATTAAATCCTCCCGACTGTCGTGGCAGGTAGTCTTCTGGTTTCATACCGCGCCCCCCCTCGGCTTCTTCGGCCGCGGCGACGCCTCATAAGGCGCCTGCTCCTCCTCGAACATCGCCGCCCTTCGGCTGCAATAGGCAATCAACGCCCGCTCCACGACTGCAGAGAAATTCGGAATCCCCTCTTCGAATCCCCGTTTTTCGATGTAGTCATCTGCCAAAGCGCGCGCGCGCGCCGTGATCGAAATGGTGTGCGCTACCTTCGCAAAATCCCCTGAAGCTTTTGGACGTGCCATAATGGAAATTCACATTGTTTTTCCCAAAAATAGCAAATTGAAGCTTGCAATGACGTATGCTGTTATCACACGTCATCACATGCGCACAACGGTCTCCCTCGACAAGTCGGTGGTAGTGCTGGCGAAAAAAGTAGCGGTAAAAGAACGCCGCTCTTTTTCGAACCTTGTAGAAGTTGCGCTCGATTCCTACGTGAACACGGAGCGAACCCCTGAAATCCGCCACGCCGCCGCCGAACTCCGCGCCCTCGGCGCCGACCCGGTGATGGCCCTCCGCGACAAACTCGCCGAAGTTCAGCGGGACCAATTCCTCGCTCAACACTCCGGCACCTAAACCGGCTCAACCCCAACCCCCATGCCCTCCGCTGGCCGCCCCTACACCCGACACCAAGCCCGCACCGACCGCGCCTGCCTCCTGGCCGCCGTTCTCGTGATGCTCCTCACCACCGCCGCCTCCCTCCTCCTCGCCCACTTTGCCGGCCTCCTCTGAAACCAACCAACATGCCCTCCATCGCCCTCTCGCCCTACCGCCCTGCCACTACGCTCCCCCCGCGCGTCTCAGAGATGAAACCGTTTCGTGTCACCGGCATCGTCCGCCCGCCCGAAGGCCCCGCGCGCCCGATCACGCTCACGATCTGGGCGCTCGGCCAAACCATGGCCCACCTCCTCGCCGACCGCCAACTCGACACCCTGCAACTCCGCCCCCTCGGCCCCATGAGCGTGCACCAAGCGTAGGGGCGCGCCTCGTGCGCGCCCTCCCCTTCCCTCCCCGTCCCGCTCTCTCTTCCATGAAGAACATCGAACCCATCATCACCGCCGCCGTCGAAAGGCCGGCCGCCGAGCCGCAACCGCTCATCCTCGCCCTCGTGCTCTCGCTGCGCCTCCGCGAAGTCTTCCCGCAAATCCGCCAAAGCGCCACCCTCCTCGTCCAATGGACCCGCGCCCAACTCGGCCTGCAACGCACCTGGCAGACCGAAGCCACCAACCTCACGGAAGAACTTTCCGCCCAACGCGCCGCCATCACCGATTGCCTCCGCAACGATCCCCCTGCGCACCGCAAGAAGATCGAAGCCGCCCTCGACCAAATCCACGCCCACCAACTCGCCCACGCCGCCCACCTCGCCCCCCGCGTCCCTGAAAAACTGATGCGTGACTAAACACCATGCTCACCGATCCCACCCCAAACGAAGTGCCGCTGGTTCGGCTCTCCGTGCTCCAAAAGCTCTGCAAGCTCTATGGCCGCATGAAGTGCGGCGATACAATGATGGCGTGGGACTACTTGAACAACGTCGCGCTTCCCGAGGCCGAGCTTCGCAAAGACAAAGCGCGCTGGGCCGCGAGTGAGCGGGCTAGATACGGAGTCTTGCCGAACGATGCTGGTCAGCCATGCGCGGAGTTGGCCCCGTCGAAATCGAAACCCCAGTAACGCGCGTTGTGCTGTAGCAGCTTGGTTCAAAAGACCGAGCCCCTGACTCCCGAACGTGAAAACAAAAACTCCAATCTGTAACCTCTGCACGATATTCGGCGATGGCCTTTGCTCTCCGAAATGCCTCGAAGCAGCCGAAGACAAAGCGGGCCGTGCGATCCACGCCGAACACAACCGGCATGAGGGGCTGACGACACCGTGGGCCTGCCTCCACAAATTCCAGCGGATGAAGTATCGCGCGAAAGGATACGCCGTCCTCGTGGCTCTGGGAGCGCCGAAGAAAAAGGCCACGGCGAGGCGTTCGAACATCGCGGTGAGACACGCGGAGGACGAGGCCAAGCACGCTCCCTGACCATCGCCCGCGTTGTCTCTACCAACTGGTTCACCTCTTTTCGCAATGAGAACAAACGACATATACTTCAGCCCCGGAGACAAAGTGATGCGCGTAGAACCGCGCTCAATACCCGGAACGATGGCTTGCGACTCTGGCACTCCCCAAATGGGAGTCGTCTATTGCGTAGAGGACTTCTGGGAAGGGCCGCAATTCAACGTCGTGATGCTGGTGGGCTTCGGCGGCTGGCGCTACCAGTGCGGGATGCCGACGGGCTGGCGCGCGACCTACTTCCGCAAGATCGAAGAAATCAAACTGTGCATCGCTGCGGTGAAGCAAACGAGCGCGCCAGTCTTGGTGAACATCAAGATGACCGGCGCCGGGGCCAATAAAACGTCGTGAGCAATACAGACCTGTCTTCGCTTCCTCCAACTCTCGCCGGAGCCTCCGACGTGCGAGCCCCGGCGTTCGGTCTGGCGCCTGGTTGGGCGTCTGGGAAGCGCCCGTATTACGAAGACGCGCTCGTGACCATCTATCACGGCGACTCACGCCAGATCGTGCCGCACCTCGGGCGCTTCGACCTACTCCTCACGGACCCGCCCTACGGGATAAACGCCGACAACCGGAAACGCATCCTGAGCCGGAGCAAGATGGCCAAGGCGCGGGACTATGGCGAAACTCAGTGGGACGAATCCGCCCCGCCGCGCTGGGTGCTCGACATGCTCCGCGATGCGGCCGACCGGCAAATCCTCTGGGGAGGTAACTACTACGACGCGCTCCCCGCTGCGCGTGGCTGGCTCGTGTGGGACAAGGACAATGGCGCGAATGACTTCGCCGACTGCGAACTCGCATGGACGAATCTGGAAATCGCCGTGCGCAAATTCAAGTGGCGCTGGGCGGGAATGCTGCAGGAGAACATGGCCGAGAAAGACGTGCGCGAGCACCCGACGCAGAAGCCGCTCGCGCTGATGACGTGGTGCCTCGGACTTGTGCCCGATGCGGCCACGGTGCTCGACCCATTCGCGGGCAGCGGCACGACCGGGCGCGCGTGCAAGGACATGGGCCGCCGCTGCGTGCTCATCGAGCGCGAGGAACGGTATTGCGAAACGGCCGCCCGCCGCATGGGCCAAGAGTGCCTGTCTTTTGATCCGCCCAACATTCCGAATCACCAACGCGCCGCGAGCGCAGAACCAATCCCCTCCAATGACCGCACGAAATAAATTGCTTAAATTCCTCTCGGCTAACCCTGACATGCTGACGGACTCACAGGCCGCGCGCGTGGAAGCCATATCCAAAGTCTCGGGCCCAGTCAGCGCGTTGGGTGCGATCGGTGGTTCGGGGTCGGTGTCGAGCGAACGGCTCCTTCAGGCTTCATGCACACTCGAAATAGTGGCAGACGATGACCTGTCGCCCGGCACCAAGCGCCAAATAAAAGAGATCGCCTATCTGCTAAGGTGCCGAGCGGACGCGGCCCGCAAGAATGAGCGCCAGCCGACTCCGAACACCTGAGGGCAGCCGCGCCCGTCGAACCACTGAAACCTTTATGACCACGAAAAATCCACTCACAGAAAAGACTCCAGCCGAAGCTCCGGACAAGGGCGTTGGCTGTCGCGATTTGTTCAGCGAGGCCACGAATGCACTCAAGGCGTGGGACGAACTGACCGACACCACGCATCCGCGCGCATTCGGACGGATGAAGGAAGCGATGGAGAAGCTCCGCGATGCGGTGGAAGATCACGAGGCCGACGAAGTGGGGCGCGTCGTGGACGCCATGACGCCAGAACAGGTGGACGCCTATCTCGTAAGCATGGGCGTGAACCTCGACGAACTTCGCGCTCACACGGAAGAGATGCGCGCGAAAATCGAAACGAACCTCGGCAAGCCCGACGCGCTGGTTCAAGCGCGCTGCGGACTCGCCGACGCAAAGCTCACAATCGAATGGCAGGCGAATAAACTGGAAGATGCGCGACGGGTGTTAGAGCGCGTGGCCAAGCACGCGGACTTCTCGCAATGCCCCGACGGCGTCGAGGAAGATGTCGATGCGGCTCTTTCTTCGCTGAACCATAGAATCGGCCACACCGAAAAATGAAGGTAAGACGCAAAAGCCTGCACCGCAGCGCCAACGCGAAACGCGCCCGCAAGTTTTCCAACATGCGCGCAGCCAAGGAACGCAAGCGCATCGCGCGCCTATCGGCAGAAATCACCCTGCCCGACATCGCCCACCTCTTCGACCCCACGCCCGTCAAACCCCTCTTCATCGTCACGATCCGCTGCCGCGACGGCGCCGTCGAACGCCTCCGCATCTACCACGGACCCCACGGCCTCAGCCCCTCGCCCACCAAGGCCGCCCGCAAAATCGCCACCGTCCTCACCCACTACCGCCCCGCCTGATTATTCGTCTCCATGAAACCGCACGACCTCGACGCGCTGGCCCGCCGTCTCGCTCCCACCCACGCGCAACTCAACGCCACCGAACTCTCCCGCGTCCTCGGCTTCAAATCTCCCTGGGTCATGGCCGGTCTCAAAGTCGCCGCCCGCCAGTCCGGCGACTCCCCCTTCCGCGGACACTTCTCCACCGTCTCCGCCGTCCGCGACTGGCTCAAACGCCACCCGGATTTCGTGGCGTCCCACTATCTTCGAAAGACAACGCGCCCACCGCGCGGCTCAAATCCCCCGTCGCGAGCCGCTGATACACCCGGTGAATCGTCTCCGATGCGTGCCCCACAAACGCCATCGCCTGCGCGATCGGCACCCCTGCCCGCGCCATCCGCGTGATGACCGTCACCCTCGTGCAGTGAAAACACAGGTGCCCCAATTTTAACCCCTTGAAAAAGAAATGCCACTCCTTTGCCGCCATCCGCGGCAACTCGCACGTCACCGGCCGCCCCGCCGCCGCGAGCGACCGCACCAACGGCTCCAGCGCCGGGTGCAGTTGGGTAGTGAATACGTGTTTCGTCCCCCTCCGCCCCTTGGCCCGAAACCGGATGGTGTGCCGCTCGAGATCAATGTCGCCCAGCGGCACGCTCGTCTCCGTGAGCCGGCAACCCTGGTGGAGCGCAATCTCGAAACTCGTCCGCATCCACTCCGGCCGGTCGACCAACGCCGCGCGGATGGTGGCAATCTCCGCCGCCGACATCTCCGGCTTCTGCTTCGCCGGATCTTTGGCGATGCCCAACTTTTCGCAATGATTCACCTGCGCAAAATCCCGGCGCATCGCCTCCCGCATGATCACCGACATCACGCGGACATCGCACAACGCAGTATTGAGGGAGACAACCTTGCCGGAACTCGCCTTCACCTGCGCGCGGCGCCAGTCGATGAATCCCAGCACGGTCCGATAATCGAGCCCGCGCGGCACGCGGACGCCCTTTTCGAAGAGGTAGGAGCGCCACTGGTGCCAAGCGTAAACCATGCGCGCGGAGGTTTTCTCGCGCCCGGCGTAGCGTTGGGCGAGGAAGCAGTCAACCCACTGCTCCCAACGATCAGCACCCGCGGCCGCCCGGTCGGCGAGAGCAAATTTGGATTTCTCTGCGGCCAAAGTGAGCGCCTTACGCCGCCCCTGCGGATCAGTGAGGAGAAACGGAGTGGTCTCGTGCACGCGCTTCTGGCGAGTGGTGCAGAAGTAGGAGATGCGCCACCGCGGAGACCCCGCCCGCTGGTGCACGGAAGCGTATTTCATGGGCCCAAAGTAAGCCTCGCGGCCCTCAAAGCAACCGCCCAATCTGCTCCAATTCTGCTCCAATGGTCTAAATCTACGACTTGGAGGCGCGGGCCGGAATTGAACCGGCGCGAAAAGGGGGTTGACTCTCGGGCTTTGCATTCCCTTGCATCCTCCTGTGATGCGCTGCCCCTCGCTTCATTTGGTGCTCCAGTTTGCTCCAGTGGTTTTTGCGTTCGCTTTATCACTGTCTGCTCGGGCTCAGATCGTCCTCAATGGCTCGTTCGAGGCGCCGGCTTCGGGTGCCACTCAGAATTTGGCGGGGGCGTTTTCGCTGGGGGCTTGGTCGGGGGTCGGGCCGTCCAATGGGGGGAATGCGGGTCTCGTGGTCGGCACGGACAATGGGCTGGCGCCGTTTGCGGGGTCGCAGCATTTTACGTTCAATGGGGGGAATCCCAGCGATCGGGGCTGGATCGAGCAGTCGTTTTCCACGGTGTCGGGGGCGAGTTATCTCGTGGAGTTTGCCATTGGGCGCGCGGGGAGTGGGCAGGCGTTGAGTCTGACGGCCGCGGTGACGGGGGCGGGGGTGTTGGCTTCGGGGAGTTTCTCGCCGGGGGCGAGTGTGGGTTATTCGGTGGCGTCGTTTTCGTTTGTGGCGGATGGGGCTTCGGCGGTGTTGCGGTTTACCGACACCAGCGGGGGGAATTCGATTTCGGATTTGTATTTGGATGGGGTCGCGGTGTCGGCGGTGCCGGAGCCGGCGGCGGTGGGCGCGGTGATGGGGATGGCGTGCGGGGCGGCCGCTTGGCGGCGGCGGCGCGCGTAAATTGTTTTCTTAGTCAGGGGGGTGCGCGATGAACGCGGCCCTCGAGCGGCGGATTGCCGAGGTGGCGCAGCGGAACCGGATCTCGTTTAACGAGGCGGCGAAGCTGGTGGGTGGCTGGGGTGGGAGGCGGCGCGCCTGGCGCCAGGAGGCGGCGCGCTTGACACGGGTGCGGAGGACGTGGGCTTGGCACCGCGATTTTGAAACATGAAGACGCGCACGGAGATTTTGCCGGCGATTGATCGCGCGGTTTTTCGGGTGATCAGCGATGCGGACTGGGAGCGTGAGCTTCGCGCGGCGCGGGTGCGGCGGAATGAGGTGCGCGAGCGCATCGCGAAAATTTTGGCACAACAGCAACAACTAAAAAAGGAGAACGAACAACATGGGGCAAATCGGTGATTTCATGACGTGGTTTGATAGCGCGGTCGAGCGGGCGACAAAAAACGGGGGCGTGTTGATGCGCAATCGTTCATCGGGGAATGTAAATGTGTCTTCCTGCGGCCGGAAGGTGAAATCGAAGCGGCGTTTTGTCTGGCGTGAGATTATCGCGCTGCTCGAGCAGAAGGGTGATCTGCCGACTGAGGAGGTCATGCGCCAGATGTCGTGTTGCAAATCGTCGGTGAGTTACGCGCGGGGCAAGATGCGAGGCGCGGCGTGGGCGCGTCCGCCGAAGGCGGTGCGGAGTGCGATGCGCGCACGGCGGCAGGCGGTAACGTAATTTTCCCAGTATCAACCAACTCAATATCACACATTATGAATCTCTATTGTGCCAAGGGGCATCTCGGTCATGCGGCGACGGTGCGGGTGGTGGGCGACAAGCGCACCCCGGTCGTCAATTTCTCGCTGGCTGTCAAAGTCGGCTATGGGGCCAACGAGCGAACGGAGTGGCGTGACTGCTCCTGGTGGGGCGTGGGGGCTGAAAAGTGCGTGCGGTGGCTCACGAAGGGGCGCGAGGTGGTCATCTCTGGGGAGCCGAGTGTGCGGCTGTTTGAAAAGCGCGATAAAACCTGGGGCTCGGTGATGGAGGTGCGCGTCGACAAGCTGCACTTCTGCGGCACGCGCGATGCGGGCGAGGGGGCCGAGGGTGAGGCGCCGGCCGCGGTGCCGGCGGCGGGTGAGACGGAGCGGGCGGGGAATGTGACGACGGTGATGAAGCCGGCGGCGCCGGAGGAAGACGTGCCCTTCTGAGCGGGCGAGGTGACACGGTGACGAATCACGCCCCGGCCGCGGGGCGAAGCTGCTGCTTTCTCTTTTTCTCAAAACTTTTCACGAATGAATTCCACGGACACAGATCCTACACGCAATCGGACACGGCGGGGGCGGGTGGCGCCGCCCGCTTCGTCGAATTTTGGCACGGATGGCCCTCCCGCGGCGGGGAGTGGGCGGAGTTTGCCGCATTCGATCGAGGCGGAGGAGTTTTTGCTCTCGGCGTGTCTGCTCGATGGCGGCGATGTGATCGGGCGCGCGTTTGCGGCGGGGGTGGGCGTGGGGTCGTTTTACGAGGCGAAGCATGGGGAGGTGTGGCGCGTGCTCGAAAAATTATGGCAGGAGAAGAAGCCGACGGATGTGTCGGTCGTGGCGGAGGTGTTGAAGTTGGAGCGTTCGCTCGAGCAGGTCGGCGGCTATGCGTTTCTTGCGCAGGTTTCGTCGCGGGTGCCGACGACGGCGCAGGCGGGATTTTTCATTGATCAGGTGTGCGAGTTGGCAGAGTTGCGGGCTTTGATCCGCGGGGCTGAGGATGCGATGAATCGGGCTTATGCCTACACGGGCGGCGGGATTGGGAATGATGGGAGCATCGTCGATGCCCTCGATCGGCTGCAAGGGCTGCGCGTGAAAAGTGAGAAGACGTTGCCGGCGATCATGTCGGATGGGCAACTCGAGGCCGCGAGCTACCCGGTGCCGCCGATGTTGATCGAGGGCGTGATGCACGTCGGGCGGCGCACACTGCTCCTGGCGCCGAGCAAGGCGAGCAAGACATGGACGGCGATGGATATCTCGGTGAGTGTGGCGAGCGGCACGCCGTGGCTTGGATTTAAGACGAATCGCGCGAAGGTGCTCCACATTGATCTTGAGTTGCCGACGTGGGGGCTGAAAGAGCGGCTCAAGAAGCTCAAGGAGGTGCGCGGCATCACGGGCGAGATCGATGTCGAGTGGTGGTCGCTCGATGGCTACCAGCGGAGCATTGACGAGCTGATGCCCTTCATCACGTCGCGGGCGCCGCACGGGAAATTCGGGCTCATCGTGATCGAGCCGGCTTATGTGATTCTGGGCGCGCGCGATGAGAACGACAACGCGGATGTCACCGATTTTATGAATCGGTTGGCGTGGATCGCGCGCATCACGGGTGCGGCGGTGCTCTGCACGCATCACTTCGCCAAGGGCGATGCCAGTGGGAAGGATGCGAAGGATCGGGGGTCGGGCGCGGGTGCATGGGTGCGGGCGCCCGATACGGCGGTCACGATCACGCCGCTCGCGGAGAGTGAGGGCGAGGATTGCTACGTGATGGAGTTCATCCAAAGAAATATGAAACGGCACGCGCCCGTGGGCGTAAAGTTTGAGTATCCCGTGTTCCGTCTGCAGAGTGGTCTCGATGTGACGGCGTTGCGTGAGGCGGGCAGGCCGAAGAAGTCGACGGAAGAAGATGTGATGAAGCTGCTGGATCGCGCTGAGGGGATGGCGTTGACTCATGGGCAATGGCTGGCGATGGCGGCGCGCGAGGGCATCACGGAGCGCACCTTTAATCGGCGCGTGAAGGAGTCGCTGGAGGCGGGGCTCGTGGGGAAGAATGGGCCGCTGTATGCGCGGAAGTTTGCGCGAGGCGGGAGTGTGGTGGCGGGTGGCGAGGGAAACGTGGGTTGACACGGGGGAAATCTATCATGTCGAACCGCGGCACAAACACGTCAGGCGATTGCGTTGAGCTCTGCTCCGCGTCGCTGGGCGTGGGTGCGGCAGGAGTGTCGGGGCGTGCCTTTGCGTCGAGCTCTGCTCCGCGGGCGCGTCGGGGTGTCGGTGGGGCGTGGTGCCAAGTCTGTGACACGGTGCGCGAGTATTGGCACCGGGGCGCGGCAGTGGTGGCCCGCGGTGGGTCGGTGCCAGTTTGTGCCAAAATTTTTTTGGGGGATTTGGCAGGGACGGCGGCTGTGTCTTGTGCCAATACCCCCAACGGAGTTGGGGAGTATTGGCACAAGACACAACACAGCACGCCTAGGCTAAGTTGACACGGTGCGGAGAATCACACGGGCATGGCTGAGCACGAAATCACGCAATGGGAGCAGGTGGTCGCGTCGAAGTTGAACACTTCGGTGGGGCTAGTCGCGGGGAGTCATCGGGGCGAGGGGTTGGACGATGCGGCGGGTGAGGAGATGGAGCGGATCGCGGAGGCGATGGTCGCGGAGGGCGTGGAGCGTCGGCTCTCGGTGCGGGCGTCGAAGCGGGTGTTTGCGGAGCAGAGTGCGCGGGATGTGGTTTTGGCGGGAGGGGTGGTGGGTGCGCCGGTGGGGGGTGGTGCGATGATGGACAGCGCGGGGAAGGTGGATCTGGGCGATCGTTTGCGGAGTGCGTTGTCGCGCGTGCTCGATGCGCGGGATGCGAAACTGGAGCTGGGGTGCATGTTTTACGCGATGGATGGACATGGGCCGCTGGGGGCTTTTTCGATGCGGCAAATGGCGGTGCGCCATGGGGTGAGCCCCGAGGCGGTGAGCGTGAAGGTGGCGGAATTTCAAGCTGAGTTGGGACTGCCGAAAACCGCGCAACAGAAAAGCGCGGCGGCCGTGGAAAGTTATCGGCGAACGAATGGCGCGCCGAAGCGGGCACGGATCACAAAATAACAAACTAACGAGGGGCAAAAATCACGAAAAACTATGAAGGCTGAACTGGAAGTTTTAAACAAAAATATCGTCGTGCAGGGGTGCACGTTTTCACGGAATGCGCTGCGTTTCGACGTGGTGGATGAGCGGGTGTTGGCTGCGGCCGGGGCGTGCCTGCAGGAAATGGGCAAGGCGGCGGACTGGTGGTGGGGCGACTACCTCGTGGCGTGGGCGGATTGGAAGATCACGGAGGAGGGCGCCGAGGCGGAGGAAGAGCAGGACAAGGAGAAGCGCCGGCGATTCTGGGTGCGCAACCATGCAAGCGTGCTGGATGGGAGCGAACTGGCGGACACGCAGTGGGAGAGGTATGCGCTGGCGCGTTTTTACAATTGCACTTGCCGGCAAGTGCAATTGTCAAAAAAGCATCACGAGGAAGCCATGTGGGCTTCGCATGGTGATTTGAGCGTGGCCCAAGACTGGCTCGACAAAGCTGCGAAGCTGGCATGGTCGGCGAATCAGTTGCGCGCCGAGATCCGCGCGCAAACCCGGAAGCAAGTCACCGAGGCGACGACCAAAACCGAGGTGACGCAGCAATGGCTATTTGACGCTCGCATGGGCGCATCGGCTCAAATTAAGCGGGTGGCAGATATGGAAACGGATGAGGCCGAATATCTCCTCGCTCAACTCGCTCCGATCGTAGCTCTAGCACAAGCCCTCGCCCTTAAAGTCAGCGCCGCCCAAGGGGGTGGGGGTAAGGAATCTATTACTCTATCCTCTCAACAGAGGTAAAGCGACTAGATC